ACTGCTACAATGATCATGCCAACCCAAATAGCAACAATTTTTACCATGTCAGTGCCGATTGTAGCTTTTAGACCGCCACGCCAACTGTAGGTAATAGCAATAGCCACAAGAAGTGCACTTACAAGAAGTGGACTTAAACCCGTTAGTAGTGCAACACTCTTACTGCCAGCAAATATGTTGATGGTAATACCTTGAAGTGCGTATAAGGCAGTTTGCACTAGCACACATGCCTGAACTAACTTGCCATACTTACTACGGAACCATTGACTCAATGTGAATCCTTGTCCATACCGCTCTCGCAACCTAAAGATTGCAAATGAGAATAAAATAAGAGCGAAGAAATTTCCCAAACTAAACCAGAAAACTCCTACAATACCATTATTAAATCCTTGTTGTGCAGCAACAAATAATCCAGGTGCCCAAATCCAACTAGCACCAACACTCATGCTGCCTTGCCAAAAACCTACATTACGATTAGCAACAAGAAATGCTTCTTTGCCAATGCCATATCCACGTGCAAACCAACTGGTTAGTGCAAATACAAATACGGCATAAAGACCAATCATGACCAAACCTGTTGTTGGATCAAAGAGTGGAAAAATTTTACTTACATCCATTTTATTTTCCTTATAATTTAACGACTAAATTTTTGCTTGCACCACCCAACACATCTCTGGTGCGGTCAGTTACATAGCCTGTAATCTGCAACATTGGACGATCCCACCAACCCATGTTGGCAGTGCTGTGTGGAATATCTTTCCATTCCCAAGTAATACAATCGCCTGCTCGCCATTGTGACCAGTTAGCATTTCCAAGTTGGAATATTTGACCCAATTCCCAATCTGCTAACATAATAGCAAAGCGACGAATGATGTCAGGATTTTTATCAAAGTCAACAACTTTAAAACTGTTTTCACGTTCTGGACGACCAGCAAAATTATCCATATGTGTATGGAGCATTTGTCCAGTTGTTTGATTATGAAATTTAATTGTGCTATCTTCTAAACCCAACCAATCTCGTATCTGAACAAATAACGGAATATCTTCTGCTGTTGCTCGTTCAAATACAGGTGCTTTTGGATCAGCACCAGCACGAATTAAATCCTGTTCTTCTGCATCTGCACTGTAAATGCGGTCAATGTTAGGATTGCGTGAACCCCATGTGCTTGCCTTTGTGCGAGGCATACATTGTGCAATAGCATCTGTAAAATCTGCATCAAATCTACAAACAGGCGTATAACTGTCTATTCCAGATACTGGGGGAAGTGTAGTATCAAAATGCCAACTGCTATTGCCTTTAGTAAATTCCCAACGACTGTCGCCCCATTTTTCGTACTCATTCATATTTTTTTCCTTACTTGATAATTTTTCATAAGTATTTATATAAAAAATAAAAATATTGGAAAAAATTTAATGAATAAGAAAATTTTTAACTATTTGGTAAAAAATTTACAAGATGCGTTTAATTTACCAAAGTATGATGATGTTCGTAGCGCAATAAACAAGCAGACTGATATTGGTGCACTACCATGGACACCAAAACGTTTGGAAAAATTTTGTGAGCAAATCAATAATGAATTTGATTTAGATATCAACTTTATTGGAACACTAACAGATGTTACGCATGATATTGACCAAAAGTATTGTGCACGTTTTTGGGGCGGTATTTGGCAACCACGAACTGAAATTTATCAATATACTGGATGGAATATTGTAGAGCGTATCAATAAAGAAAATCCTGTTGTGGTTCTAGATGTTGGCTGTGGATTTAATCCATTTAAGGCACGTATCCCTAATCTGGTTGGTATCGATGCCTATAATAATAGTGCTGATTATATGGTTGATATTCTCAATTATACAGTTGCAGATAATACCTATGACCATGTAATTGTATTTGGCAGTATTAACTTTGGTGACTATGATGACATCGCACTTCGTATGAAAAAAGTAATTGATTTAACCATGCCCAATGGTAGAATTTATGTTCGTGCAAATCCTGGCATTGCTCATAAAAATGGACCATGGATCGATATCTATCCTTGGGATTTTGATACTGCCTACAAGATTGCCAATGAGTATAACTGTGAACTAAGTTCTTTCAAGAAAGATAACGGTGACAGACTTTATTTTGAATTGAGAAAATTGCCATGAAGATGTTAATTGTAATTGGACCACAAGGCAGTGGCAATCATTTATTTGGTAAAATATTTTCATTGCACGATGAGGTTCATGGATGGAAAGCAGCTTTAGAACCAGATGGATATTTTATTCCACATTGGTATGAGCCATTCAATGAATATTGGAATGAACCAAGTAAGATCACCGTGGATATAATGGGTGGCAAACAATATGCAGTTACAAGCGTAAGCAATCCTTATATGGAAAATTTTACTGCAAGAGTTCCAAAGTTAGAAGAATTTATAACAGCACTAGCAGCAGTAGGTATTGAAAGTGAACTTGCTATTATTGGTCGTGATCGTAATATTTTAGACCTACAACAGCGCAGACTACGTGGTGGACCCACATGGGGTATGATGCAAATTATGTTGAACAGGTTAGAAGAGCCACCATTGTTCATTAGTCAAGAATTGCTTTATCTATATCGCCAACATTATGTTCGTAGTCTTGGCAAATTGTTAGATTTTCCAGTGGCATGGAATGATTCTCGCATTGAAGAGATTTTAAGTGAAGATGCCAACGCAAAATATATTCAACCATGTGAACCTACTGCACTTGATGCACACGTTAAAAATTTTATTAAACCTGCTTGGTTAAAAAAGTAATAGATTAATTCCCATAAATATTATTGGGAATCATTATGCCAAGATTAAGTTTATACAGAGAAAATCATACCAACGATTATAAATGGCAAGATCGCAGAATAAGTGAAATTTTCACTATTAGCTGTGTAGGTATTAATGTTCACAAATATCTTGGACCAAAAGACCAAGGACCAACAACAGATTTAACACAACCACAATATGCAACTCAAAGTGAAAAAAATATCCAAGATGTACTGTTTTTAGAAAACCGTGATCGCAGTTATGATAAAAATGTGTATGATTTACGTGGGCACTATACTATCCAAGATAATGATTTTAATTTAAGTCAATTTGGATTGATGTTAACAAATGATACATTATATATAACATTTCACACAAATGATATGGTCAATCGTTTAGGTCGTAAAATTATGCCAGGCGATGTATTTGAGATGCCACATCTTCGTGATTATTATCCGTTAGATGACACTTTACCAAATGCACTAAAGAAATTTTATGTTGTTCAAGAAACAACTCGTGCCAGCGAAGGTTACGCCCAAACATGGTGGAGTCATTTATGGCGTTGTAAAGTTGTTCCAATGGTAGATGGTCAAGAATATAAAGATATTCTTGACGAAGCCGCAGGCCCAAATACCAATAGCACACTGCGTGATTTGTTGAGTTCTTATAATCGTAATCTACAAATCAATGATGCAGTTGTTGCACAGGCAAATAGTGATGTTCCAAATAGTGGATATAGCACAAATAGCTTGTATATTTTGCCAACGGCTGATGGAATTTCACCTGTTACTGTAATCAATGGTTATCTTACTGGGGATGGAGTTCCACCAAATGGATTACCTGTTACAGTAGATACTGCTTTTCCTTTAAATCCACAACAAGGGCAATATGTATTACGCACAGATTATATACCAAGTAGATTATTCAGATACGATGGCACAACATGGCTAGCGATTCAAGATGTTCAACGTGCCAATATTAATGGCTCAAGTACAAATACACAACTTGGAACATTTATTAATAATACTGCAACAACACGCCTTGCAAACGGTTATTCTGTACCAAGTAGCCAAACACTAAGTAACTTGTTACGTATACAACCAGATAAGTTAGGATAAAACAGTGGGTCAATATTTCTACGATAAACAAATACGCAGATTTATGGCACAATTTGTGCGTATCTTTAATGAAACCTATGTTGAATTTGGAAAAGATTCAAATAGCAACAGTATTCTTTATCGTGTGCCTGTTCGTTATGCAGATACAAATCGTCAAGTTAGCAATATCTTAAAGCAAAACAGTGACAATGCCGTGAACAATGTTCCTATGATAGTTGTATACATCAAAGCAGTAGATTATGATCGTACTCGTATGCAAGAACCAAAATATGTTGATAATAAAAGTGTGCGAACACGTGCACCTGATCCGTTAACGGGCAATTCAAGTGTTAATCAAGGACAAAATTTTAGTATTAATAGATTAATGCCAGCACCATATAAACTAACCGTTGTTATGGAATTATGGACAAGTAATTTTGATCAAAAATTACAATTATGGGAGCAAATCTGTTGTCAATTTAATCCAGATATGGAAATACAAAATACTGACAATTATCTTGATTGGACAAGTTTAAGTTATATTCTTTTAACAGGAACAAATTGGACAACACGAGATATTCCTATTGGTGCAGATGATCCAATAGATGTTGCTACATTAACATTTGAAATGCCAATATGGTTAAGCACACCAGCCAAATTGCTACGCCTTGGTATTGTACAAAGCGTTGTTGGAAATATATATGATGCAATGGGTAATCCAAGTCAAGCATTGATTGAGCAAACAAATAACTTAGGTAATCGTCAATATTTTACACCAACTGGCTATCAGGCAGTTGTTAACAATGGCAATGTAACGTTGTTTAATCGTGGTGGACCAGAGATTAATAATACCAATTTTACAATACCAACAACCATTGGAAATGCTATTCCTTGGGCACCAGTAATTCACAGCTTTGGTGAAATCGCAAATAATTATAGTATGTTATATCTAACAGATATTCGTACAGATAGGCTTATTACTGGAACTGTAGCATATGATAGTACAAATCCAAACAATTTGTTGTTTAATGTTGACCCAGCTACTATACCATCAAATATTTTGCCAAGTGTAAACGCAATCGTCGATCCACAAACTAATGGACCTGGCATTGGTTTGCCCGCAGCATCTACTGGACAACGTTATTTGATCGTAAACAATCTAGGTGGAGCAAGCACGGGCAATGGCGCAGCGGCATGGCAAAACGCAAATAGCAGTGTTACTGTTGCTCTAGCAAATGATATCATACAATATAATGGAAATTCTTGGTTTGTAGCATATCGTCCTAGTGCAAATAGCAATGCTAGTTATGTAACAAATACTTTTTCAAATATTCAATATGCATGGAATGTAAATCAATGGCAAAAAAGTTGGGAAGGACTGTATCAAGAGGGTCTATGGTCAATCGTGATCTAACTGCAGTCGGTGCTCTTTTTATTGCAGTAAAAAGTGGTCGTGCTTTATTTTTATTACGAGACCAAGATACTTACAGTGATACATGGGGGTTGGTTGGTGGACAAACCGAAAATAACGAAACTTTGTATGAGGGGTTGATTCGTGAAACAAGCGAAGAAATCGGATTTGTGCCACATATACAAAAGGTGATTCCAATTGAATTATTTTCATCACCAGATGGACATTTTAATTATCACACGTTTGTTGTATTAGTAAAGAATGAATTTTTACCTGAATTGAGTAGTGAACATAAAGGTTATGCATGGTGCAATTTGAATAATACTCCAAAGCCATTGCATCCAGGTTTATACAACAGTCTTAATAATAAGATTATTCGTGAAAAGTTAAAAACAATTCAACGATTATTAAAAATCACCGAGTAAAATTGCATCACGCACACTTATTTCATGATAATTAGGCAAATTGCTCAAAGATGGTGTTAAGTCAGTACTGTGATGATTTCTTACACGGTAAAATTGAACATTTGAATAAACATTAACAACATTGTATAAATGTGAATAATTGTATTCATTTATTCCAACATCATGATTATAACCTAAATTATTTTCATAAATGTTATTATAAGATTCACCATCGCATCCGTCAAAACCAAATAAAAATATTTTTTGAGCGCCATCAAATGCAGCAAGATATGCAGCAGAACTTCCACTATCCATATGATATATGTAAGGAAGTAAATTCGTATCTGGATATATATACCAATGATTATTTGATATAAAAATTTTATTATATTTGTCTGGCGTAATCTCGCTAAAGAAAATATTATTTTTTAAAACATAATAATCTGCTGGTGTATCTTTGTATGCTGCATTACATGCATAGGTAAATTTATAACCTTCAACAACTCGTTTGTTATTTTGTGACAAAATCATTTGTATATCAGGAGTAATGCGACTTATACCATTTCCCAAAACCACTGCAGATTTTATATCATTATCATATGGTAAATCACGAGGAGTTACAAAAACACTTTTCATTTTATCTTCTTGAACATATGTAATAGATTCGCCTTTATAATCACGACGATAGAGTGGTTTATTTAAATTTCCCATAACAGTTTCCTCAACAATATTTATGGTATTACAACTTCATTTGGAAAGTGTTCAAGACTATATTTCATTTGGCTAAACTGTGTAGCAACATAGCGACCGTTTTGTGTATCTAACGCATACGCATCCAATTCAAAA